CGTCGCACTTCGTCGCCAGCGTGAGCGCGGGACCTATCAGGACCCAGCCACCCGCAGGCTGACGGTCAACGAGCTGCTCGATGACCTGCTCATCCACTTGGAGGTGCGGGGTGCCGCCGGGCTCGCCAAGGCGTGCTCGACGCTCAAGGCGGTCCGGGAGGACCTCGGACACGTCGTCGCCCGGGAGCTGGAGACGTCAGCCATCGAGCGCGCCCAACAATCCTGGCTACGTCAGGGGAAGGCCCCGGCCACCGTCAACCGGCGCCTGGAGCTGCTCCGGCAGGCCTACAGGCTCGCGGGGCGCCGCACGCCGCCCAAGGTGGCGGCCAGCCCGCACATCCCGTTGCTGAAGGTGAACAACGCGCGGCAGGGCTTCCTGTCGGGGGCCGAGATTGAGCGGCTGCTCGAGGCCCTGTCCGACCCCGACATCCGGGACTTCGTCGAGTGGGCCGGCTGGACCGGGATGCGCCCGGGCGAGATCCGCCAGCTCACCTGGACGATGGTGGACCTGCAGGCCAGCACGCTGCATCTCGATCCACGGGCAGCGAAGACCCGCAAGGGCCGCGTCATCGCGCTGGAGGGCCCGCTCTGGGCGATCATCCAGCGGCGGCTCGCGCGGCGCCGCCTTGGGGTCGCGCTCGTCTTCCACCGCGAGTCCAGGGGCCGCGTAGGCCAGCCGGTGAGGGACTACCGCCGGGCCTTCGCGGCCGCCGCCAAGGCAGCCAAGCTCCCGGCCGGCCTCGTGCCCTATGACCTCCGACGCTCGGCGCTGCGCAACATGATCCGCGCCGGCGTCGACGTCACGGTGGCCATGAAGATCTCCGGCCATCGCACCCGCTCGACATTCGACCGCTATAACATCGTCGACGAGACGGACGTGCGCGAGGCGGTGACGACGACCGTCAACTGGCTTCGGAGGACGAAGGGGGGGGCGTGAGGGGAGACGGCGCCCGACGACGAGGTCCGCTTCTGGTGGTGCCTCTCGGTCGTTTGAGGCATGCGACCCCGTGGCCGCCCAAAGCAGACCTATCACAAAGGGATTGGTTTGGGGCGTTTAAAATCGTTTTGGCTCTGTAACATGTTGATTCCATTAGCCAGGATGGCGGAAGCGGGTGGGAATCGAACCCACTCCGGGCCTGTTGCGGGTGGTGCCGGCAGATGACCGGTGGCGCTAGATCAGCGACTTAGAGGGCCCGCCTCGCCAGGCGAAGTCGTCCCCGCCAAACAAGACCCCGCACAAAACCCCGCACACACGCCCGAGTCTGAAAACGAGACGTGCTACTATTACGCCTGGGTGAACCGCGCGGCCCGCACCTTCGGCGCCCACCGGGGGGGTCAGGGCCGCGCCTTTCGTTCCTATGCGAGCAGCGCCACGATCGCGTCCTCTGCCAGCACCAAGTCATTCCGCCAGCGCGTCGAGATGTGGCGGGTCTCGCTCCACTTCTCGCTCGGGCGTGCGTGGAGCACCAGGCCTTCACTGTCGACCGGGGCGACCAGGATCGCATAGGCGCCCCCGCGCGAGCGCAGCACCAGCTCTTGGCGGGTCTCGATGGCGCCCGAACTCGCGGACTGGTCGAACGCCATCCGGAGGATCCGCCGCGGCCAGGGCGACAGGTTGTAGACGTAGGCATCGCCCAGGGGGCCCGTGTTGCGCACCTGGGGCTCGTCGTACTGGAGCTCGAGCCCGATGTCAGGCGCGTCCACGGCGGTCTCGAACCAGCACGGGAGGACCTCCCCGTACCAGGGCGTCGCGCTGTTCGTGCCCGTGAGGAGCAGCCGGCCATACCGGTTCGAGATCCCGCCTGTGTCCAGCATGAAGAAACCGGGCTGGAGGATCGTGCCCGTCACCTCGAGGAGGTTCGAAGCCGAGAAGTTGTCGGTGCTCGACCGCATCTCGCAGGTGAGGCCAGGGTCCAGGTTGTGGCCGATGACGGCGAGCGCGTTCCAGCGCGGCTGGTCCCATACGCTCGTCCCGGAGGTGATGACGATCTGCAGCGTCACGTACGGCGCCTGGCAGGCCGTGAAGCCCTCGACCTGGTAGTCGAGCGAGCCGGCGCCGGTCAGACACGACGTCGAGCCCACCTGCCAGGCACCGCCCGACGTGAGGTACTTGAGCGTGGCGAGGTTGCGGATCGCGATCGAGGTCGTCCCGCTCGAGGTGATCCGGCGCCGCTCGCCGGCGCGGGCCGTGATGTTGAGCGTGCCGGCGCCCTGGGGGGTGAAGGCGGCCAGGTCGAAGGTGATCGAAGGATTCGCGCCGTTGCTGCTGTGCCTCCCCGCCCGCGAGGGGCGACCGTCATAGAGGTTCGCTGCCGGGAACAGAGAGTCGGCGCTCGGGCTCAGCGTCACGGACAGCGCGCGCGCCAGGAGGTTCGCGTAGCGACCTGCGGCGTAGAGCATCATGGCGGCGTCTCCTCCTCGATCAGGCCCTCGAGCTCCGGCGGGATCGCGAGCGGCGGCCACTCGGGCACCTCGGGTGTGATCCCGTCGAGCGCCTTGACGCGTAGGTGCAGCTCCACGAGCCGGGCGCGGAGCCACAGGTCGCGTTCGACGAATACGCGGAGCACCCCCACGATCGCGCGTTCGCGGGCGAGCTGCTGTCGCCGCCACTCCGCGAGCTGCCTGATCGTGATCACGGAAGCCTCGCGATCTCTTCGTCGGTCGGCGCATACGGCAGGATGCGGAGCTCGCGCATGGCGCCGTTGATGTGCTTCGCGAAGGTGGCATCCGAGCCCCGGTAGAGATTCTCCGGGCTCGTGAACGTGGGCGCCGCGCTCACAGCGTCCGTCCCCTTCACGCCGTCCACGAAGACGGAGATCGTGTAGGCGGTCAGGCCCAGCTCGGCTTCGACGCCGGTCCAGCGGCAGCCGATCGAGTAGGTCGTGCCACGCGTCACGCTCGCGGTCTTGGTGGCCGTGTAGGTGGAGCCCCCGACCTTCCGCTCGAAGACCCAGGAGCCGGCCGATGCGTCGTAGAAGAGCGCGTCGTGATCCGCCCCGCCGTTCGTCTCCATCCAGAAAACGTACTGGTCTTCCGTCGAGCCGAGATCGGCCGAGCTCCAGTCCGGCGTCACCTGGCACCAGAAGGCACCGAGCGCGGGGTCGTAGATCTTCGCCGCTGTCGTCACCTCGTGCGACAGCTCGGTCTTGACGCGTGTGACGACCGCACCGTCCGTGACGATGCGGCCCGTCGCGAAGTTCCCATTCTCGAGCTGCGCGTGGTACAGGTGGGAGACGCGGCTCGCCGTGCCGCTCGTCTGCAAGAAGACAGAGAGCGTGAGCGTTGTGGCTGATGTCCCGACGTCGATCTTCTTGCTGTGATGGCGGTCGGCTGGGTCGCGGTCGCTGTGGGTCGGCATCGAGTTGTCGACGCTGCCGGACTGCCACGCGGCGCTGCTGTCGTTCCAAAACTGGGAGTCCACACCGCGCTGGAGACGCCAGTAGAGGCCCTCGGCGTTGTCCGTCTTGTGGTCGATGCTCAGCCGGCAGACCGTGTTTGCCGTGATGCTGGCAGTGGCCGGGAAGGTGCATCTCAGCTCGGCCGCATGAGGGTTACCAGCCGTGAACCTCAGGCTGTTCGGCGTCGTGGCGGCGTCGAAGAAGAGGTCGGCGGCGTCGACAGCGATCGCCGACCCGTTCGTCCCCGTGCCGACGAGCGTCAGGCCGGTGGTGCCCCCGGCGAACGAGGAGCGCGTGATCTCGTTCGTCCGGGCCTCCTCCAGGTACTCGCCGATGCGGTTGATGGCGCGTTCCCTCTGACCGCAGGCGACAACGGCTGTAGGATCAGCCGGATTCTCGACCCATGCCTGCGACAGCCGCGCAAACGTGAACGCCACGGTCTTGCTGAGACGGGCCACCCCGGATTGACGCGCTGATGCGTTTCTCTCGTCGGTGCGCGCTGAATCCCAGAGCAGCACGTCGAGCGGGCGCCGGTCGAGGAGGTGCAACGTCACATTGGCGGCCCCGGGCCCGCACGTGATCCGTTGCAGGCTGAAGGCCCGCCGCTGCCACTTCCGCCCGCCCCATCCTGCAGCTGCGGGCGCAGGGCCTACCTGACTCTCGACCGCGATTCGGTCGAGGATGTCGGCGTCGAGCATCGAGAGAGGCGCCGTCACCTCGAAGAGGCCACTGGGGCGGCGCCTCATCCACAGCCGGCGCGACGCCATGTCGCGCATCTGCTCCTGCTGGGCGGGAGCGACTCCGAAAAACTTGTCGCGCAGATACTCGTTCATCAGCGTCTTGTTGCCCGCGCTCAGGTCGCTCGCGAAGACGATGACCTCCGCAACTCTGCAATTCGTGTAGGCACCTCCGTCGAGGGCCAGGCTGCCACCGGCGTCTGGAGCTGCGCGCCCGCTCGACGCAGTCGTGACCTCGCTCCCGCCATTGAGCGAGCATCCAACATGGACGCCTGTCGTCTGGCACCCGTACATGTAGCACCAGACATCCTGACTCGAGGCCCCGCCAAGGGCATTCTGGGCGCCGTTTCGCATCCGGACTTGCGTACCATTCCAGCCAATACCCTCGTGGTTGGATCCGCCTAACGAGCTGAAGATACTTCCGTTCCCGCCACCAAGCGCACCTGGCGCGAAGACGGCAAAAATCGTGCAGTTCGCCAAGTTCGCCAGCCAGCCGAAACTGCCCAGCGAATGAACGTCAGCTTCGCTGAGAACGTACTGGATGCATGGATAGCCGCTCAGGACGTTGGCCCTGTATACCGGCGTCCCGCCCGTTACGAGGGTGCGGCCGTTGCCGCTCGAGTCGATCCAGTTTCCGCAGGTCTCGCCCTCCTGGAGCGTGAACGTGCTCGCCTTGTACCAGGCGTAGAGGGTCGGAATGTCGCTCGGGATCGCCATTAGAGGAAGAAGGCGGGGCTGAAGGGCGCGTCGATCCCTTCAGGCGCCTGCTCGCCCGTACCGAGGTCGCTGACCGTGAGTCGCCGGGTGTAGCCGCCGGTCGGCAAAAGGGCGTACTGAAGCTCGATCTTGTCCACGAGCTGGGCCACCGCGTAGGTGAGCCCCCAACCGCTGATCTCGTCCTCGCGCAGCACGAGGTCGCTCACGTAGCTCCAGGAGGTGAAGTCCTCCACCTTGAGCGTGATCGTCCCTGCTGCCGTCCAACACGCCTTCGCCTCGAAGCTCTTGAGCAGATCGTTCAGGACGTCCACGCCTCGGCGCTTCGTCGCCACGTAGACGGAGGCCTCATACCCGCGGGTCGAGAAGAAGGTCGAACCGAAGCTCGTGACGTCCACGGGGGCGGTCGAGTCGGAGAGCCAGGCGCCGTTCTGCCAGTCCCCATAGATCCAGTTCACGAGCAGGTGCTTCGCGATGGCGGCCGGGTCAGTGATCAGCGTCCCGGAGCCGTCCCCGACACTGTCGTAGCCCTGGGCGTCGCACGTGATCGTCGAAGTGCCCTGGGTTGCCGTGAAGTCGATCACGGTGTACAAGCGGCCGTTCACGACCGGGTAGGTGATCGCGTAGTTCGCGGCTGCAACGGAGACGCCATCCTTGTAGACGGTTTCCACGGCCTTGGCGCGGCCGGCGCACACCAGGTACCGAAACCCGACCGAATCCACGTAGTGGCAGGCGACCGCGCCGTCGTTCGTACCGTTGGACGAGCTGACCCGTCCGTAGAGGATCGGCGCCGGGAGATCCCGCGCAGCGAGCGCGGCCGTCGGCCAGTCGGAGACCAGGATCTTCGGCTTCGGCACCGACTCGCGACGGAGCGGCTGATCGTGCGGAGCCAGGCGGAACGACCATAGGAGCGGGCTCGGCTGGCTGTAGGTCTCGATGCGCCCGGAGTAGAGCGTCAGCCAGTCCCCGGGCCCGACGTTGCGCGAGGCGAGGTAGATGACCGCCGTGGCGCCGCGGACGGAGTTGCGGGCGGCACCTTCGAGGATCGTGGTGATCGCCTGGTCGTGGTCGTTGAGGAGCACGTCCACGTCGTTCGAGAGGTCGAGTCCACTCTCGGTGGGCGACACCCCGCGTTCGATCGAACCTCCCCAGGAGACCACCCGAGGCTCGTAGAGTCCTGTCCCTGCATGGATGCGGCCAGGCTCGCCGACGGCGCCCCAGCGGTAGGTTGTACCGGCGATCGTGATGGCGAGCAAGAAGGCGACGTCGGGCGCCTGCTGCTGCAGCTCAGCCCGCATCGCGGCCGAGAGCCGGCCCACGCTACTCCACCCGGCGCGCGATGCGCTCGATCCGGCTCTCGAGCCCGCGGCTGTTCTGGTCGAGCGCGCGCTCTATGGCACCTACGGTCTCGGCCTCGAACCGCTTCTGGCCCTCCACGGTCCGCACTACCGACTGGTCGACGATCTGCACCTGGGGCGCGTTCGTGATGTTCATCGGCTGGATGTTCCCGATGGCCGCTTCAATCCCCGCCTGAAGCCCCCCGAACGCCCCGGCGACCGCCGCGTTGAGGGCCGTGACCACCTCCGACACGTCTCCGGTGAAGGTTGTGCTCGTGTCGGTCTTGAACGCAGACGGGGTGCCTTCCTGGAACGACGCGAAGGCGGTCCGCCCCATCTCGTCACGCGGCACCACCAGCAGGCCCTCGCCCGCGTGGATCTTCGCCAGCATGTCGCTCTTCACGGTCATCAGCCCGCGCGTGCCGGACGCATACCCGGCGTCGGGCCGGCCGCGGCTGTCCTCGCCGCTGTCCGGGGGAGCGCCGCCCCGGCCGCCCGGAACTCCACCGCCACCGCCCGCGTGGCCGATCCGGCCGAGCTCCTTGAGCATCTCGCGCTGGACCGCGACGCTCTCAACCATGGGGTCAGCCAGGATCGAGACCCCGTTCTTCTTCGCCTCCTCGATCATCGCCTTCGTGTTCGCGTCGAGCTCCTGCCCGGAGGCGAGCGACGCGTTGAGCTGCTCGCGCAGGAGCGGCGCGATCGCCGCGAAGCCCGCCTTCGTGGCCTCGGCCGGCGCCAGGCCTGCCTCCGTCGCGGCCGCGGTTGCCTGCGCCCGCAACTCCTCGGCCGACGTCGCCGCGGCCCCGAGAAGCCCGGCGTCGAGCGCCCCAGCCTCGCGCATCCCCTTCAGAATCTCCGCGACGTCGGTGGCCGCGCCCTGCGCAGCGCCGAATGCCTTCGACTCCCGCAGCGGCCCGGTCGTCATCCCGGCCAGGCCCGACTTCAAGAGCGCGTCCTGCACCTTCCCGACGAGGGTGTTGAGCGCACCGGTGAGCTTCTCGCTGAACCCGCCGCCCTCCATCCGCCCCATGAGCGACTCGGCCGCGCTGCGCGCCGACTTCAGCCCCTCGATCTGGACGCGTTTTTTCTCATCCTCCACGGCCTTGCGGTCCGCCTCGGCCTTCTTGAGCGCCTCCGCCTCGGCCGCCTTCTGCTCCTTGCTCTTGCCGCCGAAGAGGGACTTGATGCCGCCGAAGAGGCTCTTGCCGATCGACACCACAGACAGCGCGGCCGAGACGAATGGAACCGCCTTCCCGAGCGCCCCGGCGATCTTGCCGACGACGCCCCCGCCGAGCTTGTCGAGGAACCCGCCAACGCCTTTCCCGAGTCCTCCACCGGCCCCTGCGCGCAGGCCCTTGAGCGCGGCGCCGAGGCCGGAGATCCCGCTACCGAGCGCCCCGAGGAGGCCGCCCAGCTTGCCGAGGAGCCCCCCGGAGCCTTGCATGATGTTGGCGAGGTCCGCGAGCTGGCCGCTCCAGTCGGTGGTCGCCTTGGCAGCCTCGGCCATGCTCTTCGGGAGGGTACCGATCGACGTCGCGAGCCCGCCTCCCATGAGCTGGCCCATGAGATCCCCACCCTTCGCCGTCACGTCCACCGAGGTTGAAGATCTGAGCGGGGCAACAGGCCCGCCTCTCTCCTTCGGCATCTGCTGGAGTTCGGCTTTCTGCCTCTGGTGTGCCTTCAGCACCTGCTCCTCGGCCTTGACGGCCTCTTTCGTCAGGCCGAGCCGGCGCTCGAGCTCGGGGTTGAGGCGGCCCTTGTAAAAGTCCGCGATCTCCTTGGTGGTGTTGCCCATCTCCCGCATCGATGCGACCTGCTTCGCGATGGCGCCCTCATTCGATGCTGCCATCTGCTTCGAGAACTCGCCGAGCCCCTGTGTCGCGGACTTGTCGATCGAGCCAGCCAGCCCCACGAGACGGAACAGCGGACCCAGCAGGGCATCCGCGGCGTCCCGCACCGCCTTGAACTTGTTGAGCAGCCCTCCGATAGCCGCGCCGATCGCAGCAGCGGCGGCGATTGGGCCGAGCATGGCGAGGTGCATGGACTTGAAGGACACCGCGCTTTTCAGCGCGCCCTGCTCGAGTCCCCTGAGTCCCAACTCTGCCACGTCGGCCACATCGTCGAGGGAGCGAAGCGCGCCGGCGGGCAACCCAAACGCGTCCGCCGAGCGCGCGAGCGTCGTGGAGACGCGCCCCATCGAGTCGGCAAACGCGCCCGCCCGCTGGGTTGACGACAGCATGCCAGAGCCGAAGCCCTTCGCCGCATCGTTCGCGCTCTTCGCCTTCTTCTCGACCTCCTCGAGGCCCTTCACGGTGGCGACGAGGCCGGTCCCCGTTTGCGTGACCTCGATCGGGACCTTGACCACCATCAGGCGTCACCCTCGGTAGCAGCCGGCCCGCGTAGCCAGGCCGCGACAGGTTCGCTGTGCAGCGCCCGGATCGCGCGCAGCACGACCGCGCGGGCCTCGGCCGGCTGCATGTCGGCTGTGATCGCCTCGACCAGGACAGGGAGCAACGCCCGCGTGTGCTCCGGGAGCGCGGCGTAGACGATCGCCGCGGCGGCGTCGTTCTCAGGCCACAGCTCGACCCGCGGGCAGTCCTGGCCGAACTGCCTCCGGTGCTGCTCGGGGTTCACACATGGATCGAGGCTGATGTCCTCACCCACCCGGATCGGCTCGGGGTCGAGGTCCCGCGGCGTCCAGGCGGCCGGGCGAGAGCGCATCGACAGCTCGAACGCGCGCGCCTCCCCCGGCGTCTCGATCGTGTATCCGCCGAGCATCTTGCAGCCCCTACACCTCTCCGGGCTGATCGCTGGATAGCCCTGGCGGAAGGCTATCCAGCCGATCAGTTTCCCTCGGCCTCCTCCTCAGCCTCGGCGTCCTCGCCGCGGAGCTTCCGCGCCGTCGAGCCCATGAACTCGACGAGATCGGGGAGCCCGGCGAAGACGAGGGTCTTGAGGGCGTCGGTCCAACGGCCGTCCAGCCTCACTACCGCCCCCACGTCGAGCTTCTCGTTGAGGAGCCCCGAGAGCCGCGCCGCGGCCTCGGGCCCCGCCACCTCGAGGTCGAACCCGACGGAGTCCACCAGGCAGTAGGCCGCCTTCTCGACGTTTGCCTTGTTCTGGGCCTCGACATCGAGGTCCTGCTGCACTCCCTTCGCGGCGTAAGTGATGCGGCGCTTGGCGCCGAAGTGCTTGCCGTCGATCCGGCGCTCTTCGGCCGGAGGAAGCCGGCGGATACGGAGCGATACCTTCTCCTCTCCCTCCTCGCGCCAGACGAAGATCTCCCCCGGGTCCGATTCGGTAGGTGCGTAGAACTTCACCGCCATACGTTCACCTTCCTACGCGAGCGCGTCCGTCGCGTCCTGGTTGGAGTTGTCCCATGTGACCGCGTCCACGTAGCCCGTGGTGAACCCGGTCGGGATCGCGGTGACGTGCCACGCCGTGAAGGGGATCGTCCACGTCTGGCCACCGGGGCCCGGGATGCCGACCTTGGCCTCGCCGAACTGCAGGTTGGGGAGCCACAGCTTGTGGTTGAAATACTCCGTCGCCGACCCCGCGAGGTTCGGCGAGGTGATCGTGAGGGTCGCCTTCTTCCGCGTCAGCGCCATCGCCTCGGCCAGGAAGACGGCGTTCCCGCCCGTGCCGTCCTGCAGGGCCGGGAAGTCGAACGACCCCGACACCTTCAGGAAGCCGGTCTCGATCGGCTCGTCACACTTGTCGCCGCCACCCGTGCTGAAGCGAGCTTCCATCGCGCGCTCGATGTTCAGCTCGAACCCGGAGATGTAGATGGCATCGCCGCCGGCGAGGCCCGCGCCGCCCTGGGCGTTCATGAGCAGCACGGCCTGGCTGAAGAGCGCGAACTCGCGGTTGGTCGGCAGCGTGATCGAGTCGATCGTCGTCGTGGTGTTGGCGGCCGACGCGTCCGTCCAGTCGCGGCAGATCCCCGAGACCTCGATCTCGATCCGCTCGCCGGCCTTGCCGGAGATCTTGAGCTTGTTCCACTTGACCGAGGTCAGCTCCTCGACTTTCGTGTCCTTGATCGACTCGTAGGCGAGCGTGTTGAAGATCGCGTCGAGCGAGTCCTTGATCTTGAAGGTGTGCTTCTTCGCGGTCGTGTCGACCGTGGCCGGCACGCCGGCCGTGCCCAGCACGTAGGCGATCTCGCGGCCGTTGCCCTCGTAGCGGAGAGCCGTCTGCAGCACGACCGTGATGTTGCGCAGCCCTGCGCTCGCCTCGCGCTGCGTGACGCGGCCGGTGATCTGGTTGTCCTCGATCATCGCCGCCCCACCGGACGGGACGAGCGAGACGACCTCGATCCCGTCGAGGGCGGCCGGCACGGTGGCCGTGCCCCACGTGGCGCCCTTCTTCCGGCCGACGATCCCCTGGAACCCCTTTGCGCGAGCCATGCTCTAACCCTCCTTCTCGATATCGGGCTGCTTCGGGGCCCGCTGCCGCTGCTTCATGGCGAGGAACCCGACGGCCTCGAGCTGCGCGGCCTGGGCCTCGGAAACCTCCATCTCGCCGGCGACGAGGTCTAGACCCGTGGCCGGGTGGTAGCCGTTCACCGTGCACTCGACCTTCATTAGCCTTGCTCCTTTCGCTCCCGCTCGCGGAGTCGCTCCACGAGCCGCCGGTGGGAGGCCTCCAGCCGTTCGCCCTGGCTCGGCTCCTCCGGCTCGCCAGCAAGCGTCGCGACGCTCTTCCTGGCCCTCTCCTCGACCTCCTGGAGACCCCTGACCGTCGCCTCGAGGCCGGTGCCGGCCTGAGCGATTTCGATCGGGACGCGGATGACGGTCATGGCGTCCTCGCCGGGTAGGTGTAGACGGCAGAGAAGCGCGCCTCGGCGACCGCCCACCCTTCGACGTCGGTGTCGCGGTCCACGATCAGCGAGCCGGTGACGATATTGCTCACCAGGCCTCCGAGCGTCACATCCAGCAACAGCGCCCGCAGGAAGTCGCGGACCATCCGGTCCTGCTCGATCGCCTTCGTCCCGGCGTCGGCGCCGAAGGGGTCGGCGTCGGCCGCTTCCGTCGGGCGCAGCAGCAGCACGAAGAACTCAGCCGTGGCCTCCATCCGCCCGCCCGTCGTCGCGTCGCCGGTCGACTCCTCCCGGTGGCGCTCGTCCCCCGCCCGGATCGCGTACACCAGCCCGACCGTCGGATCGGCGAGGAGCCGATCATAGGCCTGCACGCGTACCACCCGGGCCGGCGTGTACCAGTAGGTCGTACCGCCGTCGGTGACGATCGCCGCGAAGCGGTCGATCAGAGCCTGCGCGATCTGGTTGTGCTTGCTCTCCACGGCTACAGCCCCGCCTTCTGGATCGCGGTCGCGATGCCCTGCTCGAGCTCCTGGCCGAGCACCGCCTCGGCCCGAGCGGCCGCGGAGGCCATGAACGGGGAACGGGGGATCCTCGATCCCGGGTGAGTGACGATCTTCGTCGACACCCAGCGCCCCCCCACCTGGAAGGTGAGGTAGCCGCCCTGGGCGAGCTGCTGCGCACGGAGCGACCGTCTACGCGAGTAGCCCCCGGCCCGGGTCGGCTTGATCGAGTGGCTCTTCGTCTTGCCGCCGGTCTCGATCAGCGCAGCGAAGCCCTCGGTCTTGAGCGAGCCGAGCCAGGATCGTTGGCCGCGCGCGAAGTCCTGCCGCAGCTCGAGCTTCCCGCGCTTCACGATCAGCGGGATCGTCTTCTTCCTGACGGCTGCGCCGATCGTCGACCGCTTGAGCAGCTCGGCCGCGTGCGACCGGCCCGCGCTCATCGCCCGGCGAATCGCGTTCGTCGTCGCCTTGACGAACGCATCCTCGGAGAAGGCCCGGAGCTTGGCGATCGCCTGCGGCAGCGTGACGGGCCCCGTGCTCATGCGTCCCGCTCCCCGGACACCCAGAACGCGAAGCGTCCCTCTGGCGCGAGCGCGGACTTCATCTCGGGGGTCAGTTGCGCCGGCGCGAAGCGCGTGTAGTTGCCGAGGGCGTCGGAGGCGCCGGAGACGCCGAAGTCCCCACGCTTCGTCTCGCCCCAGATCAGCGCGGCGTAACGGAGCGCGACCGCCTTGATCCGGGCCGGGACCGTGGCCGTCGTGGCATAGCCAGCGGAGTAGATGACCTTGATCGCCCGGGAGCCGGTGTGCCAGTTCCGCAGCCCGCCGAGGCCTTCGATCCGACGAATGGTCCCGGTCGGCTTGATGACCTGGTATCCCGTGTCAACCACGAGGAGGGCGCCGGCGCCGTAGGTGCGCGGCGTCACGGTGTCCTCGTGCACGCTCGTGACCGTGATGATCGGCCACTCGAGCGTCCGGAGATCTGACGCCCCGACCGGCGTGGCCTCGGCGCGCATCGTGTGGTACTCGGTGAGGCTTCCGCGCGTCACGATCTGGCGTCCCAAGTGGACCTCGATCTCGTCCGATACGCGGTTGATGACCCCCTCGAGCACCGGGTCTTTCGCCGCGCCGCCGGCGCCGACGTGGCCCTTCAGCTCCTCGATGTCCAGGAGCGCATAGGGCGATAGGGGCATGAGCTACGGCCGCCCCCGGCGCGCGACCGCGGCTTCCGGAGCCCGGCGCGTCGCCGTCTCCACCTCCGGCTCGGCCCGCGCGACGAGCCCCGCGGCGATCCACGCGAGCCCAACCGGACCGGGCACCTCGAACACGTCACCCTCCACCGGCGAGGCAGCCGGCGAGGCGAACGACTTGAGAGCGCGAACCCTCATGTTGGGGCCCCGGAGGCGAGCCCTCGCCCGCCCCCGGGAAGCCTCCGGTTAGGCGGTGCGGAGGTAACGGACCGCGGTCGTGTCGATGAGGTTCCCGTCCGATCGCTGGAACGCCAGGAACACGACCTGGTGGTTGAGCACCCGCAGCTCGTCGGCCCGGATGAAGACCGGGGCGCCGGCGTCGCGGACGTGGTACGACGCGAAGTTGCCGAAGAGCACGAGCCTCTTGTTGGTCGAGAAGGCCGAGTCGACGTCGTTGTTCACGATCACGGGTTTCCCGAAGACCCGGTCCGGCTGGCCCGCGAGCAGGCTCATCTCCCAGAGGTAGCGGTTCTGGGAGTCCTTCAGCTTCCGCAGGTACGCCGCGACCGTGTCGTGCACCATGAACGCCGTGGACGGCATGTCGCGGTAGGCGGCGTCGACGGAGTGGAACAGGTCGATCACCTCGTCGAAGGTGATCGCGTTCGTCGCCGCGGCCGTCTTCCCGAGCGCCGCACGCACCTGCACGCCGAACGGGAGGGTCGTCCCCGCGCCGGCGGTGAAGTCCGTGTTCTGCTTCCGGCCGATCCTGGTGCCGAGCGCGGCGCCCAGGTAGACGGGCAGGTTCATCGACGAGTCCTGCAGCAGCTCGACCGGGACGATGACGGCCTTCGAGCTGTACTTGAACGCGCCGAGGTTCACGGCTCCGAACGTGGGGTCCGCGGACGTCGTCACGGCGCCGCCGTCGTCGACGATCTCGCCGGTGTTCGCGGTGTCGTCGACGGTCGGGAACGGCAGCGGCGCGCCGGTGACCGTCGGGACCACGGTCGCGACGTTGCGCACGCGACCGTACCACTTCTGCACCTCGACGAACGCCTTCATGAGCTCGTCCGGGATGCTCGCCTGACCCTGGGTGGCCGTCACGCTCGACAGGGCGCGGGTCTCGAGCTCGCGCCGGCCGTAGCGGAAGCCGATGCGCTGGGCGGCCGCGATCATCTCCTCGGTGGCGTGCTCGCCGCACGCCCAGGCCCGGAATGCCAGGCTCGCGTCGACCTGGGCGTTCGGGACGACCTCGACGGTCGTCTCCGTGCGGCGCCCGCGGCTCTCCGCGAGCGCCCGCTCCTCGGCCTCCTGCAGTGCCGCGCGGTCGATCGTCCCCTTGATCGACTGGATCTCCGCGTGCATCGCGTCGAAGGCCGTCTGCTCCTCGGGGGTCAGCTCGCGCTTCTCCGCGGCCGCCTTGTCCAGGAGCGCCTTGCTGTCCTCGTTCAGCTTCAGCCGCTTCTCGATCAGGTGCTTGAACATGTCCCGTGCGCCTCCTGCGCTGTCGCCAGGAAGCGCCGGGCCAAAAAGCCAAGGGCGCGAGCCCTGGCGGGATCAAACGGAATCACCGCTTCAGGCTTCGCGCCCGGGTAGCCGGTCGAGAAGTCTTAGGACGGTGCGGAGTCGGCGGATAGCCGCGTCACCCGCACCGAACTAGTCGTCAGCGAGCATCGTAGCACGCGCGTCAACAGGCGACCACCTCGACGGTTTCACCGCCTGGAGCACGAAGAGCAGGTTCTCGTCGTCCTCCCGGCATGCGCCGGGCACGGGCCTGAAGTCAGCCCGGTAGCAGAAGCGGAAGTCGCTCATCGCCGTCTTGCCCACCTGGCGCACGTACTCGGCCTGGTCGAGGAATACCAACGTCCCGCTCGTGATGACGCGCCGGTGGCTCGGATCACCCCAGGCCCACATCGAGCGCCAGCTCGGGCACGTCGCCGCCAGGAACCCGCCCGGCTTGAGGATCCGCCAAAGCTCGGAGAACTGCGCGAAGAAGGTCCGGAAGTCGCCCTGCTGGCCGAGATGCTCGAGCACCTCGTAGGCGTGCACCTCGTCGAACGTGTCGTCCTCGAACGGGTAGGGCAGGACCTCGAGGTCGTGGACCACGTCCGGCCCGTGGTCGGCGTTGTGGTCGAGCGTGACGAGTCTCGACCAGACGCGCCGCCCGTCGATGATGATCCGGCGCTCCCGGGAGCTTCCACAACCGAGCAGCAGCTCCGTTCGCCCGACCGTCGGCACCACCCCGGGGTCGAGCTCGGTTCGGCTCACTTCAACCCGCAGCCGGCACAGAAGCGGTTGCCGTTGCGGATGACCGCTGCGGTAGGCAACACGCGCCCACACATCGCGCAAGACGGGAGATCTGCCTCCGAGAGCCGCTGCCGCGCCTTGTTCACGCTCATCGGCACCGCCGGTGGAGCGGGCGGCGTTGCGTGTTCCCTCACGTGCTCGAGCGCACGGGCCGACACCTGCGTCTGCGGATACGCCGGATAGGCCACCGGCGAGACGTCGAGTAGCTCGAGGTCGACGAGCTCGCGGATCTGCTCGCCGTCCTGCAGCCGCCAGTTGTCGGTCAGGGTACGGAAGCCGAACGACATCCCGTCCACGTCACCCCGCCGGATCGAGGCGAGGAGGTCCTCGGCCGCCTGGGTTTCGGGTGGGTTGATCTCGACCCTCAGGCCCTTCTCGTCGACGGCGAGCTTGAGCGTGCCGCTCTTCGTGCGGCCCAGCACGACGTCCGAGTTGTGGTTCCAGAGGGCCCTCACGTCGTGCTCCTCTTCGAGCGCACGGTCGAAGGCGCCGGGGAGGATGATCTCGCGGAAGCCCCAGAGCTCCTCGCTGAGCTCGTTGAACACGGCGGCGTATCCGACGATCGTCCGCCCCCCCTCTGCGGCCCGGACCTCAGCCTTCCCCAGCGAACGACGTTCGATCTCCGGCTGCTTAAGCGGCATGACTCTCCTCCACCTTGAGTGCTGCGACGGCGTCGGCCATCTCCACCGGGCGCAGGTGATCCCATCGCTGCAAGAGCAGCTCCGTCTGTGCCTCGAGGTCCTGCGCACGCAGTTCGAGAAGCTCGTGCCGCGACCGCTCTACGTAGGCCCGGGCGAGCTCCTTGCTCGTCTTCGCGCCGTCGTTCGTCGAGCCGGCCATGAAGTAGCGCAGCGCCACGACGGGCTGCAGGAGCTCGGCGAGCACGTCGGCCTCGCGGCCGTAGAACTCGGCCACCCACTGCTCGAAGGCCT